ATTCTACAACAAAATGCTTTAATTTTAAGATATATCTTACAGAAAGCCTACAACAGTGGGCTTTTTGCTTTGTCTTAAAATGTTGATTTCTGGGTTTGTCCCCCTTTTTGTCCCCCTTCACAAAGAACTAACAGCTTTCTCATAAAATGAGACGGCTGTTTTTGCTTTTTCTTTGGAGAGATGACTGTAAGTGTCCATAGTCATAGCTAATGTAGAATGACCTAGACGGTGTTGTAATTCTTTATATGGTATTCCAGAGTTTAGCAAGAGACTAGCGTGTGTGTGTCTAAAACCATGGAATCCAATATTAGGTACACCAGCATGTTTGAAACGTGTGTTTAAACGAGTTGATAGTGTTTTATTGTTTGGGTATTTATGAATAAAATCTGAGAAGACAACAGTTTCAGTCCGACCAAGTTTCCAAGCTTCTTGCCTTTGTCTTTTTTGATACATTTTTAAGACCTCTATAGTTTGTAGGTCAATATCAATTGTGCGATAACTTGCCTCAGACTTTGGGCTGTTAATCTCACCTAAATGGTTTAGTGTTTTTGTAATATTCACAGTTGCATTATGTAGGTCAATATCTGACCAGTGTAGAGCTAAGGCTTCATTAATACGGCAACCAGTAGCAAGAAGAAACTTATACAAAGTAATTTCATAGATATTTCTATATATTGCTAAGTTAGCCTCTTCCAAATAACTGAGAAATTGCTTTAACTCTAAGTTATTAAAGTGCTTGACTTTGTTTCTACCCTTTTTTATTTTACGAGGAAGAATAACTTCACGAGCTGGATTTATATCAATAATCTGCATTGTCACAGCATATTGTAGGATACGTTTATTTAGCGCGTGAATTTTATCATAGTGTAGAAATGCGCCTTCTTCTCTTTTGTTAGCACGTAGAGCTAGTTGATTAACAATGCGTTGGATAGTTGGAGTGGTTAACTTATCTAACCTATAAGAACCAAATAGAGGAATCAAATGGTTAGCTAGTAGTCGTTTTACTGAATCTTGTGTATTTGGTTTTACTGTGTGTTGATAGCTTTCCCACCATAATTGAGCTACTTCTTCATAGCTTGTTAGTGGAATGGTTTCCTTCTTAGTAGAGCCATTATTTTGGAATTCGGCTTTAGCTAATTGAGCTTTTTTCTTCAATTCAGTTTTAGTTCTAGCTGTCAGATTAGCCTTTATTTTTTTTCCTGTGAGTTTATCTACTCCTAAGTATACTTTTGCACGATATACAGTGTCACCGTTTTGTTTCTTGATTTCTGCTATTTTCATTTCTTAACCTTTCTAACATCAGTAGGCAAGCTGTAAAAGGTTATGAAAAATAGTTATTATGATTTGTGTCTAGAACGAATACCTTCAATTAGTATTTGTAGAGCGGTTAAGTCTTCAGTTGTGAGTGCTTGACCATCAATAGTTATTTTTACATTCTTTCTAAAGATATAATCAAGGTTGATTTTAATATTTTCTCCATTGATAATATCGTGGCTAATATCTTTGTATGTTTTTAACTTTGAGAATATGGATTTATCATTTCTTAATTCAATTAAATCTTTTAAAAGTTGCTTCTCTTTATCGTTATGAACTGAATTCATGTTGATATTTTTGATTATATCACCAATATAAGTGCTAGCCAATGTTTTATATTCAATGCAGTATTCATCGAACTCTAATCCATCTTGTTCGCATTTTTCTTTTATAGAGAGTGAAGCAATGCTTTCAGTAATATCAATGAGTTTAGTTAAACTGGGAATCTTTTTCCCATTTTCAATTTGTGAGATATAAGACTGTGATACTTTTAGGTCTTCAGCAAGGCTCTTAGTAGTTACATCGCCTTCTGTGCGGCATTTTTTAAGATATTCTCCTATCATTTTTAACCTCCGTTTAATAACTTTAGTAATATTTTAGCACAAAACTCTTGACATGTAAATAAAAAACTGATAAAATGCAAAACATAACCTAAGTTAATTAACTTAGTTAAGTAGGTAAGCTGTAATAGTTATGAGAGGATAGTTGTGCACAAATAGGAAAGAAAGGAGATATATGTATAGTATACCACAAGGGATATTATCTAAGGAAGCAGAACTAGCATTATTGGAGAGGATTGAGCATTTAATAAATGATTATCTATCACATGCAATGCTTTCACCTCATAGTGACTCGTTTGGCTTGATACAACAGAAAGAGTTAATCAAAGAACTAGGTATTAGTTTAGTAACTCTGCATGAATGGGAGCGTTTGGGGTTAACCCGATACTGTCCACCAATAGAAGGAACTCGCAAAGTTTTCTATAAGAAATCAGATGTTATGAAGTTTCTTTCAATTACTAATAAGGAGTGAATACATTGTATGAAAAGAAAATAAACACAATTGAAAAATTCTATGATTTCTTGAAATACATAGGAATTTATAACCATGTTGAATCACAGATTCAATTGCTCAAATACACTATACAGTGTGATGTTTATAAACGAAAGGAACATGAATATGTCATTAATTAAGATTAAAGCAAAAGATTCTGTATTAGAATCTGACTATGAATTTGAAACTTATCCTGAGAATGCTATTCAATCTTTTGATAACTCTACTCCAATAGATAAATATAAGGATACATGGCGAATATATAAAGATGAGGTAATTGATTCTAACCCACATACAGATGTTTCAGATAAAGAGAAGCAGAAAAAGAGAAAACCTCCTTTTCATATTATGGCAGAATTCTTAATGGCTCATCTCATTGTGGTTAGTATAGCTGAAATAGAGGATGCTGGGGAAGGTAGCTTATTTGTGTATAATCCAAAAGAGGGGATTTATCAACCTGCTTGGGATATAGTTCCTAAATTAGTAAGAAGATTAGAACCTTCTTTTAGGAGTGCTGATATAAACGAGATTATTTGTGCACTAAGTTGTAGCTGTAAAAATGTAAGTATATATCAAGGTTTACGTTACATAGCTTTAGGGAATTGTATTTATGATACTTATTATCGGTATGGAATGAAATACAGTCCTTCAATTGTGTTTACACATAAGGTACAAGTAAATTATAATTCAGAAGCAAATTCTCCAGTATTAGGTGGTTGGTCTATTGATTCTTGGTTAGCTGAACTGTTTAATAATGATGCTGAACTAATTCACTTAGCATGGCAAACAATTTTGGCAGTGATACGTGGTTATGCTGACGAGAGAATTATTTGGCTGATTGGAAAAGGAGGAACAGGTAAGGGTAGTTTCCAGGAGTTGCTAATTAACTTAGTAGGTAGGAGTAACACAGCCTCCATGAAACTAACTGAATTAGATGGTAGAAACCGTTTTGCCACTTCACAGTTAATAGGTAAACACTTAGTTATTGGAGATGATAATCCTATTGATAAGGTGATAACAGACCCTTCTACTATGTTTTCTCTAGTTACTCATGATATTGTCACAATCGAAAAGAAAGGCAAACAGGCCTATTCTGCTCGACTTACTCCTGTGATTGTTCAATCATCTAATCGATTGATTAAGATTCAAGGAGACAAAGAAGCTATAGCAAGAAGAACTTTCATACTTCCCTTCGTTTCTGAATTTAACAAAGATGGTTACAAGAGAGAAATAAAGCAGGTTTATCTAAAACGTCAGGATGTATTAGAATATGTATTGCAAAATGCATTAGAATATGATATCAGTGATGGATTCAAGGATATCAGTCACCACCCTGCTATCAAGGAAATTCATGGGAAGTCTATGACAAGTGTTGAACAGTTTTCATCTTATCTGTTTAGTCGTGTGAAATCTACTTTCTTGCCGAATTCATTTATGCTATGGGCATATAAACAATTCTGTGAAGGAAATGGTTTAGAACGAGAAACTAAGGAAGTCTTTCACAAAGAATTAAAAGATGCACTTCCAACAAACTGGGTATTTAAGCCAACATTATCTAGTTGTAAATATTTTGATGAGAGTGATTCGGTTCCTTTTGTTCATTCTAAGCCCTTCAGTTTAGATACCACAAAGAGGCATAAAGGGTATGTAATGAAGTCATGCTCTTGATACACTTGAAACAGTAAATTCCATTTCTATTTTCAATTTTATTTGTTTTATTTATCCTAAGAAGTTAGAAATTAGTGTATCAAGTGTATCATTCTAGAGATATACAAAGTGTGAACGACTAGCTCGCCATGAGCGAAAGCAAAGGAGTGAAACACTTTGTTAAGTACCAAATACGCCTAATTTATTCCATGGTCTAATTGACAGCAAGAAACAAGGCACTCTAGTACAAATGAACTGTCCATCCGAAAAACTAAAGCCTTTCGTCTGAGACGTTCTTAGCGTACTTTGTGCCTACTTACTGTCAATTTGCTTTCACGGCATAAAGGCGTATGCTTGTGAGATAAAATAGAGAATGAAAATAGCTATTTAAAGAGGTTTTACATTATAGAATTTCATACTTTTGTAGTGTTGTCTTAATTCAGCTATCAGTTTGTACTGTACAAATGTATCAATTTATCTTTTTGTGTTTGTGGTTAGTAATGCGCGTGATAATGGGATTTCTAAGGGTCGATTAAAAAATAGAGTAGTAATGGATGTATGTGAATTTTGCTATTCACCGATTAACTCTCTATATCAAAAATGTGTTAGTAGTGTGGAATTGTCTGAAGGAGGTTCATGTGATATAAAGGATATACAAAATCCCTGCAATGAGTGATTGCAGGGATTTTGCATACGTTATATAATCAAGTGTTTACAGGTTACTACTGTAAGTAAGAACGATTTATTTACCTACGTAATAGTAAGCTTCTTTACTAGAGCGGGGTGCATCTTTTATGACCATAATTCTAATTTGGTCTTTATCCGAACTGTAATCACTCCTAGTAACGACAGTAGATTTAGGCGGGTGAATCATGATGCCACCTTTTACAGAATCTAATTTCATACTAAAACTGATGATACCTTGGGTCCCAATTGTTGGAATTGTAATTATTTCTCCATTCACTAAACCATTTTTATCAAATGCAATTTCTTCACCGAATCCATTCCTCCAAGTACCAGCTATACTTGAGTAGTCTCCTTGCAAAATAGCCTGTGAGTCAAGTTTTAGTGGCTCAGTTTCTGTGTGCTTTTCTTCTGTGGGAGTCGTGATAAGTATGGCATCAGTAGCAACCCAGAATTGAAATTTTTCAGAGTCTTCCATGATTTTGACTGTGAAAGTAACGGTCGCTCCTTCTTGCCATCCCTCAATCATAGATTTCTTAATTTGTACTTGTACACCAGTCATAGGAGCATTACTAGCTTTTACCCAAATAGTATGGTATGTATCCAGAGCTTTAAAGTGTCCTACGTATGCTTCCCAAAACTTTTGGCGTGTTAGTTCTGCTGTGAAGCGGTATAGCTGACCAGTCTTTAATCTACCATCATTCTCCATTTCTCGAAGCTCTTCGGCTGTCGTATCTATTATACTATCTTCAGTTGAACTAGAACTTGTGGTAGATGTGCTGGAAGAAGAGCTAGATGATGCAGAGGAACTAGAAGTAGTAGAGGAGCTTTGTTGTGAAGATTGATTATCTACTGTTTCTATATTCCTATACGGCTGTCTAAAGAACAAAAATGTAACTCCTATAATGGTAAGAAGTAGAAGTGTAATTGAGGTTATAAGAATCCAAAGCTTGTTGCTCTGTGGTAGAGGACAAACTACTACATGATTCTGATTTTGGTAAACTTCAACAATATCGTTTACTTTAGGACGAAAAGTTAACTCATTGATAGGAACATTTAGAGTCTCATTTGTGTGGAGTCGAATGATAACATGTGTATCTGAAACGTGAATAATTTGGTTATATATTTTCTTTTTCATGTAGTATTAGTTTTCATACATATAGGCAACCATAAGAGGTAGTGTTTTTGTGGCTTTGAAGACCGTTTCATAACTTTGTCTCCCTTTTACTAGTCCGTACAATGTTATATGGTCATCTTCAGCTATAACTCTATTGTTGTATTCAGAAGGAATAGAAACCAAAATAATTTTATCATAGTCATCATTTATGGCTACACGCAGTGTATAGGCTTTCCCATCTTCCATAGCTTGTAAAACTTTACCATATACTCTTACTTTAGTATCTACGGCTATTTCATCATGATTCCAACTATTATAATCTACTTCACTATAATTTGCTTTATCATTGTCTACAGTAACCTTAGGTTTTGATGGTACTGAGGATGATGAACTAGAGCTACTTTCCTTTAAGGAAGATGAAGAGGTAGAGCTACTTTTTTTGGATGATGAAATTTGTTTTGATGTTGAACTTGAAGTTGTTTGATTGTTTGAAATTTGTTCTTTAGTATTTATAAAACTTATAACAATAATTATAAACAGTAATAGTAGAGTGACTATAATTCCTATTTTTTTAGATTTGTTCTTTTTCTCTATGTTGTTCTTGTTGATGTCGACTTTTATGACAATACCTTCATAAACTTCTACATAATCCCCTATACTAGGTTCAAAGTCACAAGTTTCAATAGCAATTTCCTTTAAACTTCCATCTTCATAACCTATATAAACTGTAGCTTCAGTTATTTTAATTATTTTCCCTATGTTCATTAGCGCTCTCCTATTTTAATATTCCAGAAAACTTAACTTCATCAGGTGCCATTACATAGCGATTCACAGCGACTTCTTCTCCACTGAGAATGTAATAGAATCTAGGGCTATTTACTCCGTGGGATTTGGCAATTTTATATAAAGATTTGTTTAATGCACTGATAATTGCTCTAAGTTCTTTGTTTGAATACGAAGCGTTATTTTCTGTGAGAATGATTCTGATGCCAGGTGTTACAGATGTTTTTTCCATTTCAAGCATATGTACTCCTGATTGTGTATTTACTTTATCTACACCTTCTTGAATTGCATTATAGAAAGCATCTAAGTCTACTTTTCTGTTTTCTTCACTGGACTTTTTCTCAGATTCTTTAGATTTTTTCTCTGCTTCCTCTTTCAATTTTTTCTGTTTTTCCCGTTCTTCTCGTTCTTCTCGTTCTTGCCGTTCTTGTTGCTCTTTTTCTTCTTTAATCTTTTCGATTTGTGTATTAAGTTTTGATGCTACTTTAAATACACGATTAGACAAGTCACTGAATTTGTTCTCGTAATCGGTTTTGTATGTGTCTTTTAGATGTTGAATTTCCTTTTTAACAGATGACAATTCACTATCCTCAGAAACAAGCTTCAAAGCTTCCTCTAGCGTTATATTTGGTTTAATATTTGTTGTGTCATTTTCTAGTGCTTCAACTAGCTTAGTAACACGTTCTGTATCTTTAGAATATTGTTGCTTATGATTGCTTGATTCCATACAAGCATAAAATAAAATTAAAAGAGGAAATATCAATGTAAATCCTATAATGTATTTAAAAATCTTGTTCATGCCTACTATCCTAATTTATTCCTTTCTTATAAATGATTCAATCACTTCAACACTAGCTTGACTTGCTTTCGGTAATATGTCATATACTGTACCATTTGTGAAGTAAGTGAGATTGGGTATTGTTTTGAATCCTACGGTTGTTTTAAAGTTGTTCCAATTTGTCTTATCTATATGCTCACTATCCAAGTAATACACAGTTGTCTCAGTTTTATCTACTGCTTCCGCAAGCTTGGGAACAAATTCTTGACAATATGGACAACTTTCTCTCCCTGTGTATAGGTAAAAGCTTTCTTGATGTTGTATTTTTTGTTCCACAGTCTTTAAACTTATCTTTTGTAGTCTGTTTACAGCTATCTGGTAGTCTGTTTGTGGCAGAGTGGTTAAGTATGCTGTGAATGTGACAATTATAATAAGTAATAGTGACAGTAGAATAAGAACTTTTTTACTATTCATCACATCCGTATCCGTCTTTGTCTCTATCTAACCATGGACCGTATTGTGGGTCACTAGCAGGTATGTTTACACGTCCTGCTTTGCGTGCTTCCGTACAGTTTTTGAACGGTCTTAAATTTGATTGTGGAGCAGGCGTGGACGATTGTGTAGGAGTAGTTGTAGTGTGAGATGAGGCTTGTTCTTGCTCCTTTACTCGTGAAGATGCTTTATTTGCTTCCTCTTTTGATTTAGATGCTTCGATACTTGCTTTTTCTTCTTCTTGTGCTTTCTCTGTTTTTCTTACTTCACTGATTACTAACGAGCCTTTACCAATTGAATCATATTTTTCTATAGATACTGTGTTTCCTGTATAGACCATAAGTTCATTCATTTTCACAGCTAGTGATTCAGGTATGCGGATAAGAAGCTTCTTGCCTGTTATGTTGTACTCACGGTATTCATCTTTTTCTTCAATCCCAATTACCTCGGCTTCAACTTCGTAGAGTTTATCAGTGTTAGAGAGTTTGTGTGCTAGTTCTCTCAGTGCTTTGGCTCGCAGTATGATTTTAATTTGTGGTGTATTTAGATAAGCATCTACAGCTATATGTCCAGTTGGAGACCATTTCTCTATTTTAGAGCTAGTTTCACTACTGGATGATGAAGTATAGGAAGAAGAACTAGACTGTTTAACTTGTGAAGACTGTTTGACAGAATCATTAGCCTTAGTTTGAACTTGTGAGTGTTTAGTGCTACCGCTAGTTAATAGTGTGAAGAACAGAACGAGGATAAGCAGTAGTACAATACTACCTATAATCTTTTGTTCTTTACTCAATTCCTTTAGCTTGTTAAGCATATGTAACCTCCGATGTTTAACTTTATTTAATGAAATAGAAGAAATATTTCCTAATAGCTATAATTATATCACACAAACTTTAACAATAGAATATAGTTTTATTTAATATTAAACTATAGAGAATGTAAACCTGATTGTTTAATCTATAAGATAGATAGTAGATTTAACATAGAGGGTGAAGTAATGGATGATATATTAGAAAATATAAGTAATCAGATACGAGACTTACGAGCTTCAAAGAAGATTACACAGCAAGAACTAGCAGAAAGAACAAATCTAAGCGTTCCTTATATCAGTCAGATAGAGAATAATCACAGAAATATCTCTTTGGAAACTTTTGTGAAGATTGTTGATGCTTTGGAAGTTCCATTGAGTGATTTTTTCTTACCTTATTCTGTGCCACAAGATACAGAAATGATGGAATTATTATTGAAGATTCAGAGACACCCACAGTATAAGATGATTGTTCATAAGGTGATGGAAATACTTGAATTAAGTCAAGATAGTTAGTGTAAAATAAAAAGCACCTAAAGTGTAATTTATTCGAAATATATCCAACCGTAGACAGTTACTGTAGTATCTATTGCTATTTCAATCATGCTTCAGATTGTTATAGTCTCTTGTGAAGTAATTTTTAATAGTAATCTGTAGGTCAGGTAATTAGAAATTATCCGTACTTTTTGCATATTGTGAGGATTAAAAGTTACGTTATTTAGACAAGGAATGAGAATTATTTTTCTTTATTGAAGAAGTCGATTAAAAAATAAAAAGAAAAAAGAAAGCACTGGATACTCAGATTCAGTGCTTATCTATTAACTTAAAAAATGTGTTACTAAATCCATTCCCCGTTAGCATTTACAGTATAACCATCAACTGTAGTGCTTACTGCTAATGCTCCTGAGCTATAAGAGTAGTACCATTTAGTGCTAACTTGATACCAACCAGTTTTCATAGAACCTGATTCAGTGAGGTAATACCAAGTACCACCTTGGCTAAGCCATCCAGTCTGCATAGAACCTGAACTGTTTAAGTAGTACCATGTACCAGATTGATTAAGCCAACCAGTTTTCATAGAGCCTGAATCAGTAAGATAGTACCAAGAGCCTCCTTGATTTAACCAACCTGTCTTCATTTCTCCATCTTGTGCTAGGTAATACCATGCACCGTTTACTTGAACCCAGCCAGATTGCTTGTTGTTTGATTGGTCATAGTAGAACCATTTACCATTTTCTTGTATCCAACCTTGTTTCTGTGTAGTAGGTTTTTCTTCAGATTTTTTATCCTTATTTTCTTCTACCTTAATTTCATTCTGTGTAGTAGACTTTTCTTCTTTCTTTTCCTTCAGTTCAGTCTCTTGTTTTTTCAATGGTTCTTCAGATTTCTTAGTAAGAACTTCTTCAGCTTTAACTGTAGTATCACTCTTAGGCTGTTTCTTGATTCCTACTTTAATCTTTTTAAGAGTATTATATCCTTTACGCTTATTTAATTCAGCGATATACCTAGCATAGCCAAAATCTCCAGCTTCCATACCTCCGTACCTATATTCAGAGATTTTTGCAATTTCTCGCCCATCAGCAATAGGGTCTAGTACCATATCTGTTTCAGGGTGATACCAAGCAAGTTCTCCAGTCTTACCCCAGTAGAATATTCCTCTATGCAAGTCACTAGCAACATCTCCTATGTATACTAAATCTTCGTAACCTGTCTTAGATAATTTTTCTACAAACTCATCTAAATTTTTATTTTGTCGTTTTAGATACTCATTTCTATCTTTTTTCAGTCCTTTTTTAATCTGTTCAACAGTATTTGAACTATAACCGTCATAGTTTTGTTCTATATAGCCACCGTATCTATTTTTTTCAGCAATATACATAGCATAGGCTGTATCTTCTTGTGTTGGCGATTCATCTTCAGGAAAGAAAGATTGTGTTACTTTTTCTACACCATAGTTAAAATTTTGATGAGTTATTTCTGAAATCTCTTTGCCATCAACAACAGGGTCTATCACTTTTCCTGTTTCAGGGTGATACCAAGCAAGTTCCCCAGTTTTACCCCAGTAGAAGACTCCAAAACGATTTGTAGCAACATCTCCTACATACTTATAATCATCTCTATCTTCTAGAGTTTTAGAAAAGTTCATTACAAGAAGTCTTAAGCTCTCTTCGCTAGGTTTAGCTTCTACAGACTTAATACCAGCAAAGACTATAAATAGTGCTATAAAAGCTGTAATCATTGTGTTTTTCTTTTTCACTTTAAATACTCCTTTATTTCATAATTTACTTCAAGCAATAAGAAAGTTATTTAGACTCAATTACTTAAATATAAATCGTAGATAATTGTAACATAAACTAAATAATATCACCTATATTTTCATAAAAAGCCTCCTGTTTATATTTATGTTTAAAACATTGTTAAACACTATCTTAATTATACCACAGTTACATATATATTAGTTAATGTTTTTTAATAATTTTTAACTAAAGTAAACATACAACTTTAATATACAAGATGAATAGGGTAAAATAAAAAGTACCTAAATGGTACTTCTTACTTGCCTACTGAACTCATCACCATGAAATTTGTACTCCTTTTTGTCCACCTTGGAGTAAAGTTTAATCTATTTTATTTAATATGTAAATTCTAAAAATACTACAGAATCAACATTTATAAAGCATAACAAAGTGTAATTTATACTAAATCTATTCTACAACAAAATGCTTTAATTTTAAGATATATCTTACAGAAAGCCTACAACAGTGGGCTTTTTGCTTTGTCTTAAAATGTTGATTTCTGGGTTTGTCCCCCTTTTTGTCCCCCTTCACAAAGAACTAACAGCTTTCTCATAAAATGAGACGGCTGTTTTTGCTTTTTCTTTGGAGAGATGACTGTAAGTGTCCATAGTCATAGCTAATGTAGAATGACCTAGACGGTGTTGTAATTCTTTATATGGTATTCCAGAGTTTAGCAAGAGACTAGCGTGTGTGTGTCTAAAACCATGGAATCCAATATTAGGTACACCAGCATGTTTGAAACGTGTGTTTAAACGAGTTGATAGTGTTTTATTGTTTGGGTATT